GTTGTAATGGGAGCCATGACAGGTGCGTTTGGTATCTGGATGGGCGGAGAAAACAAGGGCGAAAGCAGGAAACACAGCGATGAAGTATAACACCTCACACTTCCTAGACAAACTGATTGCACACGAGGGCATGGTCCTTACCGTCTATCAGGATACACTGGGTATCGACACGATTGGTATCGGACGTAATCTCAAGGATCGCGGTATCAGCAAAGAAGAACTGGATCACATGGACATCCCGTCGATGGCTGTCGTATACGAGCATGGTATTACAGAGGCTGATGCCCGCTACCTTGCTATGAACGATATGAAGATCGTCGAGGATGAACTGTGTCGCGTACACGAGTGTGTGAAGGACCTCGACTCCGTTCGACAATTGATCCTGATGGACATGGCCTTCAACATGGGTGTTCCCCGTCTCTGTAAATTCAAGCGCATGTGGAATGCGATACACGAAAATAAATTCGACGCCGCTGGACGGGAGATGCTCGATTCGCGTTGGGCGACACAAGTCGGTTCGCGGGCCACTAAGCTTTCGGACGCAATGGTCAAGGGAGAGTTTTGATGAGCAAGCGTAAAAACACCACCATGAGTGGCATACAAAGAGACGAAAATAACTACGGTCTGCGAGAGTTTCTGGATGACTACGGGCCAGTCTCGAATTTTATTCGTCTAATGCGGGGACATGACGAAAACAAACCTGCCATGCCCCCCGGACTAGGCGGAAAGGGATTTGATGCTATCAATCCCAGTTCTTCTAAAGGACGTAGAGCCTCCGCTAGTGCAGAGAAGCCTGACTAATGAAACACGTCTTTCTCCTGTTCGTTTTCTTGGGCACGGGGGAAGACAAGAAGATGGTCAGTAATGACTTGTACTTTGCCGACCTCAATGATTGTGTGTGGTACGCACAAACCCTACACAAACAAGGAGAAAAGATAACCTCCTACTGTCTACCAAAACTAATCGACAACAACACGAAAGTATATTGATGGACCCCATTTCCGCAATGGCAACTGCTTCGGCAGCCTTTTCTGCAATCAAGAAGGGTTTTGCCGTAGGTCGGGATATCGAACAGATGGCGGGTGACCTGTCACGTTGGATGGGTGCCATGTCTGACTTGGAGCAGGCGGAGAAGGAAGCCAAAAACCCACCGATATTCAAGAAGTTGTTTGCTGGACAGACGGTAGAGCAGGAAGCCATAACTGCATTTGCCAATAAAGAAAAAGCAAAGCAGCAGAGATACGAACTGCAGCAGTGGATTTCTTTGACAATGGGCAAGTCAAAGTGGGACTCCCTTGTGGCAATGGAAGGCCAGATACGTAAGCAGCGCAAGGAAACACTCTACAAGCAGCGTGAACGCAGGCAGAAGTTTGTAGAGATTGTAGCGTGGATACTGGTAGTTACTGCAGGTGCTGCAGCCCTATACGCCTTCGTCGTATTTATGAAGGGTCAGGTTGCTAATGCTGCAGAGCCAGAATACGTGGCCTGTCGCCTGAAGGGCTGCACTACCGTAGACAAGCAGAGGGTGTGCGTATATCACGGCGTAAACAATACGGTGGACACGTTGTTTTTTCGTATGGACGAGTGGTTCCCCCGCGAGTTTCAGTGTAAGTATGAGCCTAACGATGCCAAGCCGCCAAGCATTCAAGAAACACTCAAAGCAATCCGCGAGTCACAAAAGAAATAAGTCCTTGCCAAACTGTTAAAATAGGTGTATAATGCTCTACAGGGAGACCGACATGAAACGACTTGCCTACGAAGCATTGAAGCACAAGTACGAGGCCCAGCAAAAAGATGCACTCTTTGTATATGCGAATTACACGAACAATCCTGCTGCTATCGGTGAACATCCGGATTTGCTTGAAGAAATGGACAAGGCGGTCCAAGCTTGGGCGGATGCTGAGGACAAGCTGGCAGCACTTGCAGTTCTGGATAGCGAAGCTTAACGGGTACTAGAGATGACGGTACTTACTAACGGATCAAAGTTTTCTACCACTGTATCTGTCCTAGCTAACACAAGCGACACAGACTGCTATGTTGTTCCGGCTAATTTTTCTTCTCACGTCGAACACGTTATGATTTCAAATAACGATTCGAGCAATCGTAATTACACTCTAAAATATCGCGATGCTTCTGCTGGAACGACCCATACTTTGCAAACATCGTACGTTGTGACTGGCAAGGGTTCTGTTTCCATTTTTACAGTGGACAAGCCCTTATATATCAACGCCGGAGACAAGATTATCGTCGCCGCTGCAACAGCCGATACTCTAACTGTAGTTGTTACAGCCGAAGAGTTTTACGAACCTAACAGGTAACCCATGAATTATCTCCAACTCTGCAATTCTGTTCTTCGAGAGATCAACGAGGTTGAAATCACTAACGTGGCTTCGACTAGGGGTATACAAACATCTGTTGCTGATTTTATTAACAAGGCTCAACGTGATATTATCAACTCAGAAATCGAGTGGCCGTTTACCGTTGTTAGCCAATCTTTCACAACTACTGCAGGAACAGCAGAGTACGCCAGAGAATCAGATGCGAAGACTGTTGACTATGACAGCTTTACCGTACAAGAATCCGCATCGACAGCAGAAAAAAAACTAAGGTATCTTTCATTTAATGAATACCTAGATCGGCGCAATGAGACCGATACAAATCCTGACACGGGTTCACGTGCCTTGCCAGAGTTTATCTATAAGACGCCCGACCAAAAGCTAGGATTGTCTCCTGTACCAGACGTGTCCACCTACACCGTTAGGTACTACTACTATAAGACAGTCAGCGATATGTCCTCAAACACAGACACACCTACTATTCCAGAAAGATTTCACGACGTTATTGTAAATCGCGCTAGGTACTACGCACACATGCTACGCTCCGATGTGCAATTCTCACAGCTTGCATTGCGAGATTACACAGAAGGATTGTCTCGTATGCGTATCGAACTGATTAATCGTAAGGATTACATGAGAGCCGTCTAATGCCCGATACTTCCCTACTAAGTCCATTTGTTGTAAAGCTAGATGGCGGACTAATTCTTAACAGGGATTCGTTCTCTATGCCCCCCGGCGCGGCCCTTGAACTTATTAATTTTGAGCCGGATATTTCAGGCGGCTATCGTCGTATCAATGGTTTTTCAAAGTACAATTCTACTATCGTTCCGCAGACGAGTGCTTCTACAGAAAAAATTCTTGGTGTGGCTATATATAAGGGCAACATAATTGCTGCACGGGGCACAAAAGTTTTTAAGGGTGGCACCAGCGGATCGTGGACAGAGATACAGACGGGCAGAACTGGTGCTGAACGCTACAGCTTTGTTACATACAACTTTGACAACAACGAAAAAATAATCTATGTAGACGGCGTTAATAACGCTGCCATATTTAATAATAGTTCCGTTACTGCTGTAAACACTACTGGCGCACCTGCTGACCCCTCTACGGTAGCCCTACACAAGAACCACATGTTTTTTGCGGGCATGTCATCTAACCCCCAAGAGATCGTGTTTTCTGCGCCCTTTAGCGAAACAGATTTTTCTGCAGCAAACGGCGCAGGGTCTATCAAGGTAGACAGTGCAGTCGTACAGCTAGTCACTTTTCGTAACTCGTTGTTTATTTTCTGCGAAGATCAGATTCATCAACTTACCGGCACGTCCATTGCTGACTTTCAACTGCAGCCTGTAACGCGCAGAATCGGCTGTGTGAGTCAGCACAGTATTCAAGAACTTGGCGGTGACATTATCTACCTTGCCCCCGATGGGCTTCGCACTCTTGCAGGTACTGCACGTATCGGTGACGTAGAACTTGGTACAGTATCAAAGCAGATACAGGACAGGCTTCTGCTCACTAATATCAGCCTCGACAGAATTTCTTCTACTGTTATTCGTAATAAAAGCCAGTACCGCCTCTTTTTTGCTGCAGATGCTACTGTGGAAACAGGATCAAAGGGCATAGCTGCCGTAATTAAGCAGTCCTCCGAAGGCGGAGGTATGGGGTTCGAGTACGCTGACTTGCAGGGCATCAAGCCTGCCTGCATGGCATCCGGCTTTATCGACAACACCGAAACAATCGTTCACGGCGGTCACGACGGTTACGTATACAAGCACGATGATGGTAACACTTTTGATGGGACTTCTATACCCGCACGATATCGATCTCCTGACTTGAATATGGGAGATGCAGGTGTTCGCAAAATGATGCAAAGAATTATTTGGAACTACGAAAACGAAGGCACGATGAATTCCAACTTTCGTATTCGTTATGATTTTCTTTCTAGTGACACTCCTCAACCTGCAGAGTACGCCCTAAGCACCGGAGGAAGCGCAGCCATCTACGGTGATCCTATTAGTAAGTACGCCACTGCGGTGTATGGATCGTCAGGCGCACCTCTGGTACGTCAGTCTGTAGAGGGCGGCGGATTTACAGTGGGTGTGCGTGTGGATGACCGCAGCGGACTTGCACCCTTTTCAATCAAGGGTTA